CTGTTGATGATACTACAGAGTATCCACTAGGTAATAACTCTTTACCTTCTAGCTGATAATTATCCCCCCCATAGTATATTGTTCCAAGAGTAGGGGAATTTAATACTGGTGCTAAATCTTGAACCCACGCATGAATTTCAGTAAGTGCTGCCATTTTATCTGCTATTTGATATTGATTAGCCGCTGTTAAAGAATTAAACGAACCAGGACTTCCGTTACCATCATTTCCCCATGTATGTCCAAACCATAAAATACCTCTCGCACCGTGAACAATACACATTTGAACCATTTGTTTTAATTGACTTGGTGTTGGTCCTGTGTGCCTAGCTGCATCTTCTTCCCAGGGATTTGCATCTTCTAGTGCAGCTATAATAGGACATTCTTCATTAACTCTCCAGATATTAGCACGAATACCATCAATAGTTCTACCGGCTACCCACATTCCCCCATAATATGCAGGATTACCTTCACTATCTGTAGAATACTCAGGATCTACTGGTGCATATAATTCTCCTGTCATTGGATACTTATCAAACAAACAAATATTTGGTGCTTCTGAATATGCGTCCATATCTCCTTGATAAGTTCCAGTTGTATTATTTTGATTTAATACTTCTTCGGGATGATACCATTCCATTGGTTCTGATCTTACCATAGCACCAGTATAAGTACAAGAAAGAGGTCTGGTTGGATCTGTTTGTCTAGCAGTAGTAGCATTTGCTAATACTACTAAAGGTGAACAAGCATCACTAAGATTATATTTACCATCAGATTCATCTTCAACAGTTATCCATCCTATAATAGTACTATTATATGTAGGATTAGATCCTAAAAAATCTAATGCCCAAGAAACTGTTTGACCAGAATAAGTAGTTAAATCTAAAAAAATATATATTCCATTATCTTTCCATCTTTCAAGTTTACTTGCCATTTGTGCTGTTTCAATACTACATGCAAATATTGTATTAACTCCAATAGCTGCAAGTGCTTCAGCATTATATGTAGTATCATATGCATCATCATCTGGATCTTGCATAAAAGAAGAGATTATGAAAAAGCTACTATTTTGTAAAGGACCAGAATTAGAAAAACCCACAAATTTTGAAGGATGTGGTCCTCTAATTATTGATGCACTATATCCATGCAATTTAGTATTGGCTTTCCATTTACAAAATCTCGGCATTTTCTATCCTAATGATTAGCTATAATAATTACAATACCATTTCTGTTTGTTGGTGTAGGAGGAATTTCTTCTGGTAATTCCATTGCTGAAATAATATCGCTCTGGGTAATTGCTGTATTCCATAAATAAACCGTGTTTACATATCCCTGATAAATAGCACCCGCATCAAATCCACCAAATTGCAAATTATTTAATGTAGTTAAATCATATGAAAAACTTCCAGAAACATCAGCATAACCATTAATGTACCATTGATAGGTTGTTCCTGTTAAAACAAGTCCAATATGATTCCACTCATCTAATGAAATATATGTAGAGGTTTGTCCTCCATTAATTCCATGCGTTATTCTATTTGTATTAACAAAAGAACCATGTATATATAATGCACCACCATTAAATCTAAATAATGCTCCAATACCATTTCTAGATAGCCCAGAAGGAACTTTAACCCACCAAGCAAGACTCAAACCACCATCAGAATTTATTGTAACGGATTGTGCATCTACATAATTTAAATAGGGATCATATGCATAACTATTATCAGAATGACCGGTAACCCAATTTAAATCAGCAACATCTATTAAATCATTAATACTATTCGAATCATTAATAGTGGTTCCTGTTCCTTCATTACAAGGCCATTCACTCAAAGTAGATGTTAAAGTTTCTGTTATAGTTGGATTTGAATAAGAATATGTATATACAGGTAACTGTGCTATTTCTTCAGTTGTTAAAATTCTATCCCAATATTGAAGTAAATCAATAGATCCAATCCAACTTGAATTAAAAAATCGAAATTCACCAGGTCCACCCTCAATTGAAGGATACCAATAATTTGGAGTACAAGATCCAAAAAGTACACCATCTAGATAGGCAGTAATTGTTCCACCATGATCAGGACTTGCACCGGAGACCATATTGAAGGTGTAAGTCATATGATGCCATTCATTATTAGGAATAGTTCCAGTTATTTGATAATCAGTATATCCTTCTGGCATGTGCATTGGTATAGTTATACCATTGTTGTGAATATGATAGCAATATCCATTTAGCCACCATTCACCAAAATGAACGGTTATATCTGCTGAATTAGTAGAGGGAGTATTAAACCAAAAAGCAACAGTAAATGCATCATGCCTAAAACTATCCAAAGGAAGATAAAGAATATTATCAGTTATTGCAGCATTAGTAATTGCATAATTATTTGTTGCTCTTTCAATATATATTGGATTATTAGAATAAGCATTATTATGCTGATCACTAGCATCCCATAAATTCTGTTCAAAGTTTAAACAAAGAAGTCTATTATCCGCTATAGCCATTTAGTATTTCCTTATTATATTTCTCTAATTATTTCTATATTTTATTTCTATTTACAAAAATTTTTAATTATTTTATTTCAATAGTATCATTTAAATAACTGATAACTAAAGATTTCATTAAACTATAAACAGAAAAACCCTCTGAATAAGCTTTTATTTTTAATTTTTCATAGAGAGATGCTGGAATAACAAAATTTACCCATTTAACTTTCTCTACTTTTCGCTCAGTTGTGACCATTGTTGTATCTTATGAATTATAGGATCATTTGATTTATTATTTAATAGCCTAGATATATCATTTAATTTTGAATCAATATTATTTAATTTTTTTTCAATAACTTGTAATTTTTTTAAAAAGAATTCCAAATCATTATTTCTTTTTTTCATGATTCAATAAAATATATTATCTATTAATTTTATTTTTATTAGCCATACCCAATAAGAGTCTTCGTGTACTTTCCCAACGAATTGCTTCAACAGTAGTATCACCGTTTCTTAGTTCAAAATCCAATTCTTGACATTTATCTGGATTTTCAAATATCCAACATTTTGTTTCTAGATCATAACCAGGAGAAGAAAATTTAACCCCATTATATGATATATATGTAGCACTAACTAAATCTTTTGTAGAAAAAATATTATCATTTTTCATCATATATTCCTTTAATTTTAAATATTATAAGGTGTTCTTTGTTGTGTTTCCCATTTATGTTTAGCTGGGAGAGTACTTTGAGTTGTTTGACTCATAGTACTGTCATACTCTTTTTGAAGATTTTGTCTTTTTAAAATATTTTCACCAACATTATTATATATATTTTCTTTTTCATATGGTGTATCTATATTGATTTTTCTATATGAAAAGGAATTTAATTCTCTTTGAATTGCATCTTTTGTTAATGGTATATTTCTTGGACCTCTTGAAATATAATAAGGCATATGAATTAAACCATTTCCAATAAATACTTCACATTTAAAATCATATCTATTTCCATCTCGTGAAACAGTAATACCTAAAGTAACTGTTGCATCACAAACTGTTCCATCTTCAAATACTCTACTAATTTGTGTTGCTATAAAACTATAATCTGGTATTTCCTCAAATAATTCAGGAAGATGTTTATCTAAAACTTCCGTTACTAAACCATATAATTTTTCTCTATACACACCCTCAGTATCATATTCACTTCTTAATGGAACTTTTTTATCTCTAAAATCATTTACTATTCTCTTTAAATCTTCTAAATTAGAATAAACATATTCTTCAAGATCTTTTAATTTTTTTTCGTGTTTTAATTCTCTTATTTCATCTTCTAATTGAGAAACGGTTTCAAAAATAGTGTTTATTTTATCTTGAGTAGCATTATCCTGTTTTGGTCCCATTTGGGGAATACCTTCAGGAATAGCATTTTGTATTGGTAAAGGTTGGGGTGCTGCAGGAGGAGGACCACCTGGAGCAGCTCCACCAATAGGAAGAGGAGGACCACCTGGAGCAGCTCCACCAATAGGAGGAGGACCACCTGGTGCTGGAGAACCCATTCCTCCAACAGCTGGACCAGCAGCTCCCTCGATAGGAGCTACTGGTGGTATATCCATAGGAGCAGCACCGCTTCTTATTCTTTTTTTATTAATTTCGTCATCTAAAAAATCTTTAATATTAACAGATTTAAATAGATTACCAAAAAAATCATTTTGAATTGGTTTATCAGAATTTTGTTTAGACATGTCTTCCTCTTATTATTTACTAAGAAAAATAATAAAATTATATAATTTTATTATACAACTGTTATTGAATTAACTGTTACCCAATTTTCACCATCACCAGATTGTGTTGTATATTCATAATAAAGTTTATTACCCGCAGTAAAATTAGCTGGCATAGTTTCAGTATGAAGAAGTTTATATCCTACAAGTACTAAGCCTGGATAAGTATATTCATACATAAGTCCTTCTTTTCCTGATTCACCAGTAAATTTTATGTCTCCTACATGTGTTGATGCCATTTTTAAGCTCCTATAAAATTAAATTACTTCATATTATCTATTCAATATTTTATCTGCATCATTAAATAATTCCTTCATATCTGGTATTCTATCTATATAATGAATTATTTTATAACCAACATCTTGTAATTCTTTATTACGTTTATCATCTTTTTCTGACTTATGCCAATAACTACCATCATACTCAAAAATAAGTTTATAATCTTCAATAAGAATATCAGGAAATCTTCTAGATTCTTTAGTTTTAATAGATTTATTTTGTTCAGCAGATGGAAATAATATTTTAACAAGATCAAAAAGTTTTTGTTCTGGTTTAGAAATTTTTATAAATCCATTATTATCAAAAGGATTGTTGTCTCTAAGACGATTTTTATGTAAAATTGACATTTTTTCTTTAAATTCGAAATTAGACCATGTTTCTTTTGACACTTTTATCATCTTTTCTTTATAATCTGAATTTTTCCAATATTCAACTAATCTTTTAGATATATTATTACTCATTAATTCTCTAAAATTTGAATCATTCCATTGTTCTTTAGAAAGCAATGATTTCTTAATTCTAAATTCAGGATCTTTCCATTGTAATATAGCTTTTTGTCTTAATATTTCTTTTCCTTCTAAACTAAATTTTTTATTTTTCTGACTTTCTTTGTGTTTTCTTTTTCCTTCTTCCGATTGGTGCCATTTTTTCACACTTATACTTATATTATTTTTTGTTTCATCAGAATGTATCTTTCCAATTGTATGTTTTCTAGTTAAATCTCCAAAACATTTTCTACATACATCTTGTATTATTAATTTTGGTTCTTTTAAATATTGATTCATGACAAATCTAGTCATTAAATTTTCTGTAACCCCACAATATCTACATTTACCTTTTAATTTTCTCTTATTAGAACAATCATAACAAATATTTTTATATATTATTTTTTCTTCTGATGTTCCTTTATTTTTTCTTTCACTAATAACTAAATTATTTTCTTTCCCACAATATTTACATTTTTTCATATCATATAACTCCTGTTATTTTACATTTGTACATTGCCTCTTCCACTTAGACCCATAATAGAAGTATAAGCTAAAGTTCCTCCACTTGTAACATTATTTAATAATGTTCCAAAAATAGATACAGAAGGAAAAGCATATGTACCTACACCAACTCCTGCATGATTAGCATAATTCATTTTGAATAATAGTTTTTGATCAGTATAATCTTTCAAAAGAGAATCATACCAACCTTTAGCATGAGTTGCTCTATCCCAGGTAATTTGTAATCCAGAATCGCTTGCTTGAAAACTTAAATCAACTTCAAGAATACCCCAAGCACATAAACATCTAATAAATGTACCCAGTGAAGCCAATTCAACCATATCATAAGGAATACTTGTAGTATTACTAGAATAAGCAATATAAGGACTTGTAGCTATATCAGAAGTATATGTTGGCCAAAATGATGTTGTAGGAGATGTAGCATTTACTTCTACAATAGTAGATGCCATCATCATTGATATTTCATATACAGTCATTTTCTTTTCATAACCACCAGAAAATGATACATTACCATTTTGACCAATACTATTAGTTGAATTAACAACGAAACCTGGATTTGGAAATCTTCTTCTAACCAAATCTAAACGAATTAAAACACTTTGAAGAATATTATATTCAGCATAAGTAAGTGTTGTAAGTAATGCTGGTTTTAAATAAAGATAATTAGTAATAGTTTCTGAATAAGAAGGATATATATTAGAATTACTAATTATATAATAAGCACCATCAACTCCAGTACTTGTTATAGATGTTGCTCTCCAAGCATAATAATCTTCTGTTAAACCAACACTATATGATGCTCCTGTAGATGTATCAAACACAACATAAACAGTAGCGTCTGCTTCTGTTATTTCTGAAGTATAGAATAAAATATAGTTTTGTGTTCGTTCAATAATATCAACTAATCGTAACATTTAGTCCTTCTTATTTTATAGTCTTCTTTTCTATAGCAGCATATTTAACATCTGGAAATTTTGTTGCCATTGGATCACCAAGAATATAATCTAGTTCTTCATCAGAAAGAACTTCTTGCCACATCCATTGAATAAACTGAGCTGAATTAATTCCAAATTTTGAATCTTCTGGATCAACTGCAGTTGACAAACGTAATTTCTCAAGTTGCCCAATAACTTTATAACTAAGCTTTGCTGCTTTATCAACTCTAGGAGTTGGATTCTGAAAAGGATTATTTTGGTTTTGATTATTCTGATTTTGTCCATTTTGGTTTTGATATTGTTTAATTGATTCTTGTTGTCTAACTACTTCAATTTTCTTTTTTGATATAATAGCCTTTTCCATTTCATCAGCATATTCTTCTTCTGTAATTCTTTTCAATGCAGGAGAGTCTCCAGCATATCCATTCATTAACTTTTTTAAATCTCTTGAAGAATAACAATCTTCTAAAGAAGCTACTTCAAGCAGATTTTCTACTGCTCCTTTTTTAATAGTAAACTCTAATTCTGAAATAGCTACGTGATTTCCAGAAATATTTTTTACATAAAAGGTATCTCTACCCATTTCGTCTAAATAGGATTTCTTTAAAGAATCTTTTGGTACAGATACTGTAGATCCCTTGTATTCTGCTTCCAAATCTTTAATCCTATCTTTTAAACTTTGTTTTCCTGTTTCCATAGGTTCATCAGGAATAACACGTTTAAGAGCCTCACTTACAGTTGTTTGAGGAACAATTGGACGTATTTCAAAGTCGTTTTCTGCCTCTTTTTGTAAATGATTTCCTAATTTTTGAACCTGATCTGGTGTTAAATTAATGTTACTCATATTCATCTCCTATTTCATTTGTTTAAATATAGTATTTATTATAATAATGGTGTTTTTTCTTATAAATTTAAGATAAATTTAATATAATAGAACATTAAAAATTCCTTATAATATGTTATTTTTTATACAGATAAATAAATTTTTGTATAAAAAGGCAATATTATGAATAATATTAAAACATTACAGAATTGTATGGAATGTAAACTAAATAGGGGTCAGGAAGATACTTTTGTGTGTTGTGGACGAACTAAACAGTATATAATATTGGTTCCTGTGACCAAAAATAAGAATGAATTTATTGTAGATTGTGATATAAATGAATGAAAAACTAAAGGTTACTGCAGTAATACAAGCCAGAATGGGATCATCTAGATTACCAGGGAAATCAATGCTCCCCATCTGCGGTAAACCTCTATTAGCTCATGTAATAAATCGAGTTAAAGCAATTAAAAATATTAATAATATAATTATTGCAACAAGTTATACCAAAAAAAATGAAGTAATAGTAGATTTAGCCTATAAAATGAATTGTACTGTAATTACAGGATCTGAAGAAAATGTTCTTGAAAGATTCCTTATGATTGAAAAATTATATAATCCTGATTATATTCTTAGAATTACAGGAGATAATCCATTAATTGATCCTTATCATGCAGATAATATGATAAAAGAGGCTCTTTTTGAAAAATGTGATTTAATGGATATGGGAGAAATTCCAATAGGAATAGGAGTAGAAATAATAAGATCTACTGCTTTACATGATAGTAATAGAGAAATTGATAAAATTAGATCATTAGAAGAAAAAAAGGGTCATTTAGAACATGTTACTACTTTTATTAAAAGAAATCCTCAAAAATATAAATATATAACATTTCCTTGTGGAATAAATAATCCATTTAAAAATATACATTTTACTGTAGATTATAAAAATGAATATAAATTTGTTAAAACTATTTATGAAAAATTATATAAAAATAATAATATTTTTTCTATTGAAGATATTTTAAATTTATTAAAAACAGATAATACATTAATTAAGTAATTCCAATAAATAATAATCTATATATTTATTATTTATATAATAATGATCTTTTAATATACCTTTTATTTTAAATCCTAAATCTTGATACATCTTTAATGCTATATCATTATTTTCCATTACATAACAATAAATTTTATGTAATTTTAACTTTAAAAAAGAATAATTAATAATTTCTTTTAAAGCAAGTTTTCCGATATCTTGATTCCTATATTTAGGAAGAATCATTAATCTTCCCCATTCAGCTCTTTTATGATCATAATTAATATCATATAAAGATATAGTACCAACTGGTATTTTATCTTTTTCAATTATCCAATAAAGATTTTTATTAGATAATTTATTTAAAAAGGTTTCATGATCTTTTAATGTAATATCTTTAGTTCTAGGAAAATTATTTTTAATAGATTCATTATTTAATAAAGATAAAACAAAATCGGTATCTAATTCAGTTATTCTTCTTAATACAATTGATTCATCTAAACAAATTAACATTTATTCACCCAAAATAATAGAACATATTTTATTAATATCATTCATAGTTAAATCACCATAAAAAGGTAAACATAATACTTCTGTAACAACCTTTCTAGCTATAGAAAAATCACCTTTTGTATCTTTATAATGATCATAATCAATACATAAAGGATTAAAATATTTTCTAGCAAAAACATTATATTCTCTTAATCTATTGTATACATCATCTCTAGATTCTCCAAATTCTTCTTTATTTATTCTTATCGGAAAATATTGATAACTTGGAGTTATATTAGATTCTAACTTTTGGAAAGATATTCCTTTTTTTACCGATAAATTATGAATATATCTTTTAGAAATAGATTCTCTTTTTCTTCTTTCTTTATCAACTATATCTAAAACACACAATCCCATAGCAGCTTGTATTTCACTCATTTTACCATTAATACCATCTAATTCTACGGATTCCGTACCATCTTTAAAAACTATCCCAAAATTTCTAAGTAGTTTATAAGTTTCCTTTAAAGTATCGTTATTAAAAGTTAAAGCACCACCCTCAGATGTATGAAACAATTTAGTTGGATGGAAACTAAACATAGAAACATCACCAAAATTTCCAATTCCGTCACCATCTATTTCAGTCATAAAAGCATGAGCACTATCATATATAACTTTTAAATTATGTTCTTTAGCTATTTGTTCTATTTTCATAACATCACAAGGAGTACCAAATGTATGAACAGCTAAAATAGCTGATGTATCTTTAGTTATATAAGATTCTATCTTATTAGCATCAATATTCATTGTTTTATTATCAATATCACAAAATATTGGTTTTAATCCATTCCAAGTAATGGCATGTGGAGTAGCTGGAAAAGTAAAAGGAGTTGTAATAATTTCTCCAGTTAAATTTAATCCCTTTAATGCTATCATTAAAGCATTAGTACCATTATTAAATACTAATAAGTTATTAACTTTTAATATGTATTTTAAATCATCTTCAAGAATTAAATGATATTTACCACTATTTGATAACATTTTAGAATCAAAAATATCTTTAACATATTTAAAATATATATTAATGTCTGGAATAAGAGGTTTTGTTATTAATATAGGAAATACAAATTTTTCCATGTGTTATACCATATGTTATTTTATTTTTTAAATAATAATTCTTCAAATTCAGAGCATCCTCGCAATCTTTCTTTATATTCTCTTGCGGGTATTCCTTTATAAATCTTCCATTCTTTCAAAGATCTATTAACTAAACTCATCGCTCCTACAGAAGTTCCTTCTCCTATATAAACTCCCGGTAGAATTGTTGTTCCAGTTCCTATTAAAACATGCTTTCCTAAAAAAATAGGTCCTTTTGTTATTTTTCTACATAGTATGGGACACATTGGATTACTTAAAAATTCCCCAGTATAATCATCTGTTCCACTATAAAGAGCACTTCGAGATGAAATTGCAGAAAAATCTTCTAAGATAATTCCATGTTCTCCAAATAAATAACATCCAGCAGCTATGTGAACATAATTACCTATATTAATATTACCAGATATTATACAAAAATCATCTATTCTAACATTATTAGAAATATTAATTTTTTCTGGAGAATATATAGAAGCATTTCTACTTAATAAAACATTTTCTCCTAAAGATTTAAACTTTAATAACTCTAATTCTTCTCTTGAATAAAAGGATGTCATTAATTTTACCTAATCATTTTTTATTTTATATAAATTATTTGTTTTAGAAAACCCTAGCTGAACAAATTCATTCATTTCTTCTCTTGTAAATAGATCAGAAGCTATATTCCCATCAAGATCAATACTATCGGGATTCATTGTAAATTGACTAAATACATCTCCTTTATATCCAGTTCTTTCTTGCCATTCTTTATATAGCTCTGTCCCCGGAGATGGTATTGTTATGTAGAATTGACAAACATTTAATTCCAATTCTGCAGCAAAATAAATTGTTTCTAGTATCTCCTCTTTTGTTTCTCCGGGATAACCCAACATAAAACTTGCTGAACAGGACATCCCAGCTTTTTTTATTGCCTTTATAGATTCTTTTATTTGGGGAACAGTAATATTTTTATTCATTCTTTTCAATATCCTATCTGTTCCCGACTCTATACCCATATGAATATTAAAACAACCAGCTTGTCTCATTAAATCCAATGATTCTTGTTTTAAATGAGTTGCTCTAGCTCTTATAGCCCAATTAAGATCTATTTTATTTTCTATCATTGGAGTACAAATATCAGTTATTCGTCTATTAGACATAGTAAAAAGCTCATCTTGAAAAATAACAGATTTAATACCATCAGTTTTAACTTCTTTTAATTCATCTATTACATATTCTGGTTTTCTTATTACAATAGGAGTAAATGTCCTACATTGACAAAAATGACATTTATGAAAACATCCAAAACTTGTTAACATAGATGTAGTTGGATTTTTAGGAGAAAAAGGCATATTATAATTATCAATTGGAACAATCTTTCTATTAGGAAAAGGATATTTATCTATATCTTCAAAATTAAAACATCCTTTTTCAGGATATCTATAAGTTTCTTTAGTACAACAATTTTTTATTGTAGTAGTAGTTTCTTTTTTATCTAAAGCATTACATAATTCTAATAAAGGAATTTGACCAAATCCTCTAATAACATAATCTATATCTTCACATTGAAGAGTTTCATATGTATATAATGATGGATTTACGCCACCAACAATAGTAATTATATCTTTATTAAATATTTTTATCTGTCTAGATAATTCTTTTGTTGTTGGCCATTTAGAAATAACACAAGTAATCCCAACTATATCAGGTTTATATTTAAGAAGTATATTATGTATATTTAATATACCAAGTTCTTCTGCACTCATATCAACAACATCAACATTATGATATGGTGATAAATAGGAATGAAGATATAGTAAACCCAATGGAGGATTATTATTTCTTGCTTTTGTATTATAATCTGTTAATACAGCAAAAGTTATTTCTTTTTCTTTAGGAGGATTTAATAACAATATTTTCATATAACTTTACTATTAAATAAATTTTTGTATAGTATTTATTTTATGCTCAACTGAACTTTTTATATTACATCTTTCATAAAATTCTTGCGATGTTAATAAACTATGTTTTTCTAAATCTATTGAATTTATAATTTCTGGTATTCTTTTTGCAATTTCTATTGGATTACTAGATATTTCAAAAACTGTTTCAAAATCATTACCTAACTTCATACAATCGTGCCAAAATATTATACAACCACTTAGACCTGCTTCTAAAGTTGTTCCTGTATATTTACAGTCAACCCAATATCCCGGAGGATCTCCGATCATATTTGGATTTAAAAATCCATCTGCTTTCTGATAAATATCAGGTAATTCATTAAAAGGAATTGCTCCCATTTTATTATTATTTTCAGGAAACAATTCCCATTCATACGGCATTAATTTCATTGCTGCTTCTGAAATATGTCTTCCTTTATACTGCCATGCAACATTATTTGCTACTTGAATAATTCTTTTAAATTTAGTTCTTACTCTTGTTTTTTTAAACATATGTGAATCAACGGCATATGGGGTATTATAAACATTTGGGAGATCTTTAAAACTTTCCCATAAGGGTCCATCATTCATGAATACAGCAGAATATTGTGAAATAACAGATTTCATTCTAGCTCTTTGATCTAAATGATGTAAGGGGTGAAATCCAAATCCCGGATATATCATACCAAATTTAAAATCACATTCTACATTTTGGTATTGAGGTAAACTTAAAAAAACAAAAAGAATATCATCTTTTTTTATTTGAGTAAATTGAGGATCTTCATTATAATAATGCATAATCACATTTGAAAAATGTTTCTTAAATTCAGGTAATTCCCATTTTGTAAAATGAAATTCTCTTGCCGGTTCAGAGATAACCAATCTTTTATTTATCACTAGTAGCCTCTCTATATACAATTTTATTGGAAATTATTTCATTATTTATTAATTTATGCTTAATATAATTACAAAAAGTTACTGTTCTAAATATTTCTTCTCTTGGTTTCATTTTCATTATTGTATATGGATGTGTTTTATCATGATATAAATCCCATACAAGGTGTTTACATTTGCTGTATTTTGTTTTATACCATCTTTTTTTCAAGATTGTGTGACAAAATCCTCTTATATTATCATCTATAAATAATAATTTATTCTCCTGTAACCAAACTACAAAATCATTTATACTCTCTGATTTAAACATCAAAAGATGTCCACCAGTCGCTGATTCTAAATACCATCCATGATCTATTGGAATTGGCATCCAATTTCTAGATTCTGGAAAGGATTCTATAGGTAAATTATCAGTATTATAATCAACTGCACAACAAAAAGCATTTTCAGCTTTATCTATAATCATTATGGATTCAAACAACCAATTATTATTTAAAGCCTGAACATCTCCATCAGTAATAACAATATAATCATAATTTTTCAAATTATTTAAAAAGTCAATAAAAAACATAAAAAAAGCAGATCCACCTATATTCTTTTCAAAAAGAATATATTGACTTATTTTCTTTTCTTTAAGCAAATTTAAAAAATAAGGAATTCCTTTTTCTTCTGTAGTGCTACTATAATTTTCAAGAACTATTATATCTAATAAATCAATTAAAGGAAATAAAGATTCCATTTGAGTCATATTTAAATCAATTTCTTGGTAAACTAAAGATACTAATAATACTTTTTTCATCTAATTTCCTTTTTCACAAACCAAAAAAATACTAGAACAAAGATCAGGATATTGCTGCCCTAATGCATAACACCCATCTAAATATTCTTTAGATATAATATCTGTTTGAAGTAGTCTATCCCATTGAAAATTAGCTAATGCTTTAAAAAAGATTCCAGATCTATGAATAATTTTTAATCCAGCTTCTTTTACACCTCTTTCTAGAGTATCTAATGTATAAGTTATTCTATGTCCATGTTCTTTTTCTGCAGGAGTAATTGCTGTATTATGACTAATTAATCCCATTTTAACTGCAATTTGTCTAGATGGAGCATTTCCATTTGGACATACTAAAAACAATCTTCCTGTTTCAGATAACCACTTATCATTTATTTTTTTAAGTATTTCTACTGGATTGTCTAAGTGTTCAAGAACATGAGTCATTATGATATTAGAATAAGTATCCATTAATTCTATTTCTTCAAAAGTATTATTATGTATTCTTACTTGATATGAAAATTTTTCTCTTGCTTCTAAAACAGCCTCTTTAGATGCTTCTATACAAGTAATAAGAGGGAAAATTGGGGATAATAATTTAGTGAATTCTCCTTTAAAACTACCTAATTCTAAAACATTGTTTCCTGTAAAAAAAGGCATAAAAGATTTAATCATATATGGATGCATAATATCAAAATCAAAATTATATGCATATTTATGATCTTTTGTATCTTTAAATTCTATATTATAATCTCTTTCCATTTCTTATATCTTTCCTCATTTTTATATTATCATCTGACGTTTCTAATACTACAAAATTAAATGATTTATATAAATCCATAGCTTTCTTATTTTTACTATTTATTTCTAAATGGATAAACTTATAATTATTCTTTTTACCATAATCTATACAAGATTGTAATAAAATTCTTGATATTCCTTTTCTTTGAAATCTAGTAAAAACAGCTACATGATTAATAAATCCAATTACATCACTAGTAAAATAAGCACTAATTAATCCAATTAATTTTTTCTCATACCAAGCTTCAAATCTAATAGCTTTGGTATAAATTTTTTCTGAAAATTCATCTAAATTAACTCTACTACTTAAAATATTATCAAAATAAGTATCACAAATAACTAAATGATCATGGATATCTTTTTGAGTAGAATTATTTATTTTATATGAAATATCCATTATTCTGCTACTGCTAATCCAAATCCATATCTACCAAAATCATTTCCATTATATAACATATATAATTTATCATTATGTTTAAATATATGAGGATAATGATGCATTTGACTATCCCAACCAGATTCAGAATAACCTATTCCAACATTAGCATCATCCCTTGTCCAGTTATATAAATCATAGGAATAGGCATATCCTATTCTGTAACCTCTATTATTTCCACGAAAATCCAATCCGTATCTGTATGCAAAATACATATGATACTTTCCTTCATGATAAAATACATCAGGACCTGCTTGACACTCCTCTGGTTCTAAAATATCAGGTATAATATTTTGACCCACTCTTTCCCATTCTATCCCATCCTCTGAAGAAGCCATTTTTATTTTATATATTATTTCGGGGCTTCCATTGTTTGATATCCACTCAGTTCCAGCTAAATAATACATGTACCAATATTCTTTAAATCTTCTGACTTTTGGGCCACTAATAACGAAAGGTTCATTAATATTTGGAGCCATAATTGGCCCATCTCCAATCCGCTTAAATGAGGCACCATCATTACTGATTGCCAATCCAATTGATGTATTAAATGGGACAGACTTGCATCTGTACCAACCAGCGTAATATAAAGCAAAGTCATCTTTTCGCTTAATAACACAAGTAGGATAAACAGCATGTTCATCAAAAGTACCTAGCCTACCTAAAGGAAGAATGGGTTCTTTTGCTATATTTATAATTTTTGTTAAATCATTTTTATCAACATCAACAAAAGCCGTATATGATACAGCTCCTTCTTTATCTTTGAATGGTCTACAAGAAAAGTATATTCGTATAAATTTATCGAAAAATACTGTACTTGTGCATTGAGAATATTCCTTCATCCAAGGTCTATCAATACCATCGTTTACAGTTTGTGGTGAGAATATTTGTCCTAATTTTTTCCATCTAAACATTTCATATATCCTAAAATAAAGTATAATTATTTAGCATTGATTGTATTTCTTCTTTTGAATTAAACATCAAAACATCTAAAATAGAGAGCCAAGGAATAAATTCATTATCAAATTGTTTATAAGTAATTTGGTTTGATTTAATAAAATTGAGTTCCATTCCTTCTTTGGTGAAATTATTTTTATCATATAATTCTACACCACCACTGGCATTTATGTAAGTAGTTGCTTTTCTTACTTTACAAATGTCTAATACTTTATCTTCAGATTGTAGATTTTGATCTGAAGGAATTGTTGAAGAGATTATAAGTGGAGTTTTAATATCGAGATATGTTTTTATCAATTCAACTGAATTTAGAATAAATTTAAATAAATTTCTTTCTTCGCAAGATATGCAAGTTTCAAAAAGAGTATATCCTTGAGAAAATTGTGGAGATTTTTTATAGTATTGTCTTATTTTGTTTAATATTTTATTTTTTTCATCATCCCAAGAATATGCAATGTATCTATCTTTTACATCCAAATAATCTGAATCTTTTTTTAAAGGTATAGTAATATACTCATCTTTACCGTTACATAAAATTCTATTTCTATTGATCCAACCTTTTTTAGTATATTTAATATTATCATAAATTACAAATTCATCAACAGAATTTATGAGTTGCCAATATCCAATATATGGAAGAAAATAAGGTTGCATTATTCCAAGTTTCATTTTGTCGCCTCAATAATTAAAAAAGAAGCCCATCTTGTTTCTAGATTACATAATTCTGGGTAATCACTTTTATATAATTCTTTTCGTGATATGTTTATAAAACCACTATTTTTAAGACGATATTCTAATTCTTCATAGTTATATAAATACAAATGTCCCCAACCCCTCATGGACATGTCCAACATTTCACAACGAGTATTACAAGGAATTTGTGCTTTTTTAAAATCATCTCTCCAAGAATCATTTACAAATTGATCAATAATAACATCCAAATCAGGTGCTGCTATTCTAATAACTCCATTTGGTTTAATAATTCTGTACATTTCTTTTAAAAAAGAAATGCCGTCTTGTAACGAAATATGTTCTATAAAATGTTCATTAAAAACAAAATCAATAGAATTGTCTGAATAAGGAAATATAGTTCTTGCATCATGAACTATATCAACACTTGAAAATTTCTCTATATCTATATTAATCCAACCATCTTTATGTTGATACCCGCAACCAATGTGCAACTTCATTTTTGATATCCCATTGTTCTAAGATATTCATCATAAATATTCTTTAATTCTTCTATATTTTTTAAACTTTGTGCTTTATCACTATCTGATATTTGTTGTCCAAAAATAGAATCACATTTTAATGGGAGTTTACCAGATATTCTTTGATTTATAACATCAGTTGTCCAAGTTCCTCTTTTTGCTATAAAAGTACTTGTAACTCTAGAATATATTTTATTACAAATATTTTGACCGGGGCAAATATTTCCATATGATAAACAGATTTTACAATCTGTTCCTATCATAGAACATCCAATATTAAATACAAATCCAGCCTTTTTTTTCAATCCCTTCATAATTCTACAATTTAAATCAACATCTGCTCCATAAGATACTTCATCTAAAAACATTAATTGATTCATCACATTTGATGGAATATATAAACAATAACCCGTCATTCCTACACCACTATCCCAAACTCTGTACTGTCCTCTTTGAATTACTGTTTGTGGATAAGTATCTACCATTGTTTTAACATAATCATGAGAAATTACAGTAAGTGGAACATCACCACCATAGAGCATACCAGAAAAATATCCAAATTCAGGATAAAATTCAGATGCTTTTTTAAATTCTGATATAAAATTTTTATTATGTATATGGGTATCTGGTTCTACATTTACCCAATCTTGGTCCTCTTTTCTAAAAGAGAGAGCGTAATTTAATGCTGCTATTCCAAAGTTACTATCAAATCTTTTTCTATCTTTTATTCGTGGATCATCAATAGTATTTAAATAATCCCATGTAAAATCTTTAGATCCATTATCTATAATATACATTTCAAAATCATCTGGACTTTGTAATACAGATTCTAAACTAATACAAGTATTTCCTAATCTATTAAACGTTAAAAATGTAAATAATGGTGGTCTCATATATTCTCTTTTAGTGTATTTAAAAATTTATTATAAATATTAGAAAAATTATCTATATTCTCTTTTGCTACTTTTTGCTCTTCTATTGTTAAAGAAGTATTCGGGTTATAAATAGTATCACAATAAAGTTTATCTTTATTGATACTTTCCTTTACTCGTTTAACCATATCTGGATTATATTGTGAATAAAAATCATTTAAAACCCTTGAATAATATTTAGTACAAATTTTATCTCCTAAACAAATTTTTTGCCCAGCAGTACACATGTCACATGTAGGTATTCCTACCATTAAACAATGAGCATCTAAAGAATATCCTGTTTTCATGTGTAACATACGATCAATTCTATAATAAAGATCCATATCCATTCCATATGTTACTTCATCAAGATATCCTAACTTATTCATAACTTCATATCTCATACCCATACAATAACCCATTATATGAGATTTATAAATTCTATAATTATTTACTTTAATAAGTTGAGTATCATCAACACCTTTAGGAATAATACCAGGAAGATTACCACATAAACCAGCAATATTTGATTCATTATCAAATATATCTTGAAAAATTGATATAAACTTTATTGTTATTAAAAAACAATCATATTCATAATTAAACCAATCTTGATCTGGTTTCCTATGAATTAATGCTTTATTTAATAAAACTCCACCAATATTCTTATCAGATCTTTCTCTATATACTATTCTAGGATCAGATACTGAATTCAAATAATCCCATGTTTTATCTTGAGAAAAATTATCTAATAGATATAATTCAAAATCATCGGTAGATTCTAGTAATGATCTAAGACTAGGTATAGTATTTCCTAGCCTATTAAATGTTAAAAAGGTTAATAAGGGAGGTCTTCTCAAAAATTTATCTCATTTAATATAATTATTAATAATTAAAATTTCATATATATTAATAAATATATAACTATGTAATATAGTCAAGTATTTTTTCAAAAAAGACAGAAAAAAAGATACTTAAATATAAAGTTTAATCATTTTTAGATTACCAGCATCAAATATTCGTACAAAACCATTATTTTTCATGTTTTCTAATTCAGATAAATTATCATCAAAATTTTCTAATAAAGAAGATAATTTATGTTTTTGAAATTTAATTCTACTATGAAGTGTTAAACTTTCATCTTTTATTTTAAAATAAAAATAATTAGGATTTGTTAACTTTTCAAAAGTAAAATCAATATAACTTTTACCATTAAAATACCTTACATCAATAAAACTTATTAATTTATTCGGGCAATACTTAAGTTCAAAATATTTCAATATTTTGCCAAATCCTCCAATTACTGTATAACCTAATTTAGTTGCAAAACGTATTATTTCATATGAATCTTCTTTAATATACCTATATTTACTAAAAGATGCAGCACAAATAAGAATATCATCAAAATATAATCCTATTAAAATTTTTGCTGGAATATATCCCTGTAAATGATTTTTTAACATGAAATCTTTGTAATCTTTTGTTGATACTTCTTTTATAGTACACTTTCTAGCAAATATTCTTTTATTTAATCCAAACTTTGACAGAATTATTGATTTTACAATATCTTGTTTATTAACCCATTCATTTTCAAAAATTTGAATAAATTCTATATTTTTTTCTTTAAAATATTTGTATTTATTTTGATGATAATTTTTTTCTTTATACCTATCACTATGCCAATAAATACCAGAAAAATCTATACCAAAATTTTTTTCAGGAAAAAAAATATCTATTTCATACTTAAATTTTCCATTTTCATAAAACTTTTTATTTGGAATAATATTAGAAATATTATTAAGTTTTAACCAATCTATTATATTATCTTCATAATACGATCTATGTTGTGTACATATACAATTTATTCTATGAGGATTTAAATATTCAAAGTCTAAAGTATTTCCACATCGTAAACATTTATATTTATTTAATAAAAAGTTGTTATTAGTTATATATTGTTCCTTATCAAATAAAGGTTCTATATATTTTTGTGCTAAAGTAACTATAAATGTTTCCCAATAATTAGTTCTATAAGTAGTCCACATTTTCTTTTTTATTGTGGGATCTTGAGAATGAAACTTAACTCCATAGTTTTTTAACATAGTGTCTTGTGACTTTTCTTTCATTTCATTAGTTTGTGTAAAAAAATCAACACCATATTTTTCCCTATTCAGAATCCTCATAGATTCTTTAAATTCTTCACTTTTAAATATATTATCAACTCCATACTTATTAATTAATGTTATAATTGCTTTATTTTTTATTTCAGTATTTTGTATTGGATTTTCTACACCATATCTATCTTTAGATGTTTTTTTCATTTTATCTCTAACTTTTTTATTAGAAGCTGGTGTCTTTCCTCCATATCTCTCAATATTAGTTTTTTCTCTTTTTTCTTTAATTAAAGAAGATTGTGATGCATTGGAAAATCCATAAACACTCATAGAAGTGTTTTTTATTTTATTTTTAATATCCTCAGATTGGGATACATTTTCTACACCATATTTTTTTAATGTAGTTTTTTTTCTTTTTAAAGTTTTATCCTGTTGATATAAATAAAAACAATCAATACATACAGGATAATAAAACTTCTTACCTAATCTAATTCCTTCAACAAGATTTTCTGTTGCATTACAGTATTTACATTCTTTTTTCTTCATAAATCCATTAGTAGCATCAAATAGTATTTTTGTCAATAAAAAAATACCCTTTTTTCAAAGGGTATTTAATTATTTTGTTACTAAATTATTAAGCAGACATCCATGCAGGAACTGTTGTACCGGTTTTAATACCACATGCAATTGCTCTTGGGTTAAGAATAGCCTGACCAATCATTTCACCAAACAAGTAACCATACTGAAATTTTCCAAAAACAAATTGATCAGCAGGAAGCATTGTTAAAGAAATACGAATTGGCATAGCACCCAAATATCTACCTTCGGTTACAGCAAAGACCATGCCCTCTGGAACAGATACGTTTTGGATACCGGCTTCGTCAACACCAGCAGATACGAATATATTAACTCCCCAGATGTTTCCAAAAATACCAGTTAACAAGATGTCTCTGGAAGTAATTGGATCGTAATCCATAGAGTTAATGTTTCTCTTGAAATCGCCTAATTCAGCACGATTCATGAGGAACTTATCGCAAATTAATCTGTGTCTTTCTACTTCATACTGTAGTGACTCAAGAACAGACTTATTAACTGTTGAGGAAATAGTTATGTTTGAGTTTTCTAAAGTAGAAGCTTGATAAAGCTCACGGAGTCCATTTCTATCTTCTTGAAGCATGATTTGGAATGTAGCTTTATCATGAGTACGGTCTACGATGTCAAACTGACGTTTGGCAATTTCGGCCATATTAATTTTTGGGAATGCTGTAACCCAGAATTCAGCTGGGAATACACGATTACCCTTCACAACGCACTCAATTGTCTGACCGTCTTCTTGGATAATAAGAGCGGTAACATTTATATCCTTTTCGTATGATATAATTTGACCTTGAGCAACTTCGTGAGTTTTAAAGACCTGACGGATAAATCCTTCATAGTCTAATCTATCCAGAATAAGTGGAATCATTTCTGCTCCAAATCTCATTCTTTCTTCTTCGTTACCACCAAAAGCTGCTTCCATAATTCTTTGTTTTTCATCCATTGAATAAAAGGAACCAGATTTCTTATATTGTTCTCTTAAGCTGGCGAATTTTTGTTGCTGAGTAATGACATCCTTTTTATCGTATGCATTCATTTCGCCTTTGCTATTAAACATATCTTCTTTGGAAGCATGTTTTTCACGACCAGTAGAATCTGTTCCACCGAATGCTTTTGGATTTAACAACCTCTCGTCTTTAGAGGCAACTTTTCTAATTTCTTTCTTTTCCATATTAGTAGCCCACATAGTTAGTTACCTCCTATACCAATAACTTAAAATGGAGTTCAGGATCTTCAGCTGTAGGTACTTTTGTACACTTACCAACTACAGTTCCACCACCATTTGCAGTAGTGATATATCCATTAGCATCTGAATACAAGCTACACATTAATGTATAAGGTGTTGAAACGCCTGTAGCATATACTAATGTTGCAACTTCACCAGCATCTTCAAGTGTAGCCGCTTTTCCAGAACCTAAAGTCTGGTCTATACCAACGAGGTTTGGATCGAGGTATAAGTAAGAAATATATACAGTATCAGTAGCTCCAATAGAACTAGTACCTGTTGAGGTATTAATATAACCATTAGTTGTATTAACTGTATAGTCGGTTGTAATTGTATAAGGTGTTGGGGAAGCCCCTGTAGATGTCACCTGTACAGAACCGGTTTTAACGTTTGCATGGTTTAAATAAGCAATAGTAGCTGTATTTGGGGAAGTACCAAAGGTTTGTTCCTCATTTACAACTGGCCTATAAAAACTTAGCGTTTTGTGGCAATAGAATAGTCCGATTAAGTTAGTATCATCAGCATCAGCTGTTTGAAGAACGGGATTACCATTCGAATCTGCTGCTAATTTTGCTACGCAACCGGCAATAAATTCTGCATCAGGATCTACATTTCTGTAACCTGGATTTGCAAGACCGCTAAGTCTACGCACAGAATTTACAAGACCATTCATGCCAAGATCAGGAAGTGTCGCCATAATCTATCTCCTAGCAAGTTTTATAATAATATCAAGCATTTTGGGCTGCTTCTTACCCTTTTACGATTCCACGATTATTGGAAACGTGTGTCCAGTACTCTCTATACATCTCTTTTCTACTATCCTTATCAGCACTAAATCCACGAAGAGGTGCATTATCACTGGCTTCTTTATCTCTAAATGATTCCTCTGTGTTCTCTACAGAACTAATTTCAGCTTGTTTGACCTTATAATCATCAACAAATTTTGCAATCTTAGTAAACTCATCAAAATCTTTTTCCATGAAAGTATCAAAAGCTTCTTTCATAATAGATTTATGAGATTCTTCATAAGCATCAATATATGCATTATGTATAATAGCTTCTGCTGTTTCGGGATCGATTCCGGCTTCTACTATATTCTTAGAAAGAGATACACGAAGAGGATCGTCTATCATACCTTTTAATTGCTGACGAGATGCCAATTCAACTGACAATCTTGCTTTATCAATAGCATTTTGAATACTATGTTTTCTAATTCTTTCAGCAACTTCAATAGAAACTTTCTTTTCAGTAGTTTTACCTGGATCTGATTTCCCTTGTGAATAAGAAAGATCTTTTTGACCAATATCACCATGATTGATATTTTCCATATCTTTATCAGTAACTGGTTGCCCTTTAATTTCTTTATCAACAGTAGAAATTTGTTTGCCAGCAGTTTCAGCATTGATATTATCAACTGGAGGAATTGGTTTAATTTCTTTCTTAAATGGATATAAATTAGCTTCTTTTTCTGAACGTATTTCTTCAATACGAGCTTTCACTTTTCTAATAAGATCTTCAACATCTATAGAAGCATCTTTATCCTTTTTTTCATCTTTCTTTTCGTCTTTCTTTTTAAATGGATTTTCTTTTTTATCGTCTTTTTTATCGTCTTTTTTATCGTCTTTTTTATCTGCTTTTTCTTTTTTAGCTTTAATCATATCTTCAAAAGAAGCTGTAATATTTTCTCTAAGTTTTGATTTAGCAGTAGAAATAACTGTTCTAGCTTCTTCAACCATAGACATAACATCTTTTCCTTCTTTTCCAGGAATAGATTCAGATTCTTTTTCTGCTTCGTCGGTAACATCATCTAATACATCAGTATCACCCTCTAATTCATCACCAACTTCTTCTTCTTCACCCTTTAACGCTGCAAGATCACCAGACATTGTATCAAGTTTATCAATAATAGTATCTAGTTTAGAATCAACACCACCTTCTTCACCTTCAGCAGCTCCTGGACCCATATCCATATCAATACCAGCATCCATTCCACCACCTGGAGTCTTTAAACCAATCTCTTCTATAGCTTTCTTTAGAGCTAAAGCACCAGCATATTTAACTTTCACATCATCAAATTTCTTCATGCTAGTTTTAACTGTACGTATAGAATCGGAAAGTTTATCGATGAGTTCTTTTGCATATGCAGAAGAATCAACAACTGCCCCATCTTTTATAATAACTTTACTCATTTGTGAACCTCTTTTACTTATATTTTTCAGATCTACATCTGTTAATGTTCTAGTATCATTTGAACTGGCCACTATCCCAGGTCCTCCTGTTGGAGGTGGTGGAGTTAATGGTAATCCAGTACCTGCACCCATTGCTGCACCAGGAGGCCCTGCTAAATTGGGAGTCAATGGAGGAATCCCAGGTGCTGGCATTTCTGATGCATTTTCACTTTGAATTTTATTAATCTTCTTTTTTATTAAATCAATAGTCTCATTAACTCCATCTTTTTTAACATGTTTCTTTATAGATAAAATCATCTCTTTTATAGATGTTTTTAAATATTTAGATAAATCACGGAGTCTTTTTTCAGACCATTTATTTTCTAATAAATAATTTATTATATCTTCTGATGTTTTAGCTAAAACTTTAGCGTCATCCATTGCTGCATAAACATCATCAACCAATCCTTTAAAAGAATCTTGATCTAAAGGAGTTGGTGCCTCTATTGAATCTTTATTAGGAGCACCTGGTTCACCTATAGGCTTTATTGGAGAACCCCCACCTAATGGCGTTCCTCCACCTAACGGAGGAGTAGCGGGTGTTTTACTCCCAGGTCCACTTGTAGGAATAGAACCAACAGGAGCATCTTTCATTTGTGTTGATAAACTATCAAGGGTTGGTTCAGCCATTTATTAGTCCCTTTTTATGCTTCCTGTGTTAAAATCCCACGAATTAATGTTAAACCTTTATCTTCCCCACTTTTAACATCTTCTATTTGCAAAGAACCCCCTTGTTGTGGGGGTGTTGTATTTTCTATTGGTGCTTGTGGGACTGCTGTAGGAATTTGAGCAAATATTGTTTTAACTTCATTATTTATATCAATCCATGCTTGTTTTGCTGAATTAATATCAAGTTTTTCTTTATTTGACCAAACAACAAAAGCATCTTCTAATGAAGAGATGCTATTACTTGTTTTAATATTATCCCAAAAACGTTTAGTTATATTTTTTGTCATTAATACTTATAAATATATGTATTTTAGTATCAAAATAAATATGTACAAAAACATCAAAAATTTAAGGTAATCTAACCGAAAAAGTATTAGTATTATTCTTGACTTTCAGTTTGTTCTGATATTTCTGTCATTTCTGGTTCTTTTGGCCAATGTTTCTTAAAATCTGCAATTAATTTAGGTAATCCATTAGAATGTGTTTTAAATGATTCTTTATATTTAGGAAAAAGTGTATTTAAAGCTAAAATTAGCTTAATACAAATCAATTTAGACAATTCTAAAATTATAATCATTGCTATATTTCTTTGTTCACCTATAAACTGATTAGATCCTATATTTTTAAAATTATTATTTATATCATTAGCTAATTGTTTTATAAACTCATTACTTCTTATTTTTTCAATTGCAGCGTCTAATGAGATCTTATCAACAGAAGTTTCATCAATATCTCCAAATTGAACAAACATATTCTCTAAATTTTTATGAAAATATTGATATAAAAAATTTGAAAGTGAAAGTTGAATAATAGGATCAGATATAACAGAATTTGCTATGGAATCTAATTGAGTCTTATCAATAGATTCTGTTCCAATTTTTGCTATTTTACTTAATGATTGAGCCGTATAAGTAGCTACTTCTCCCAATAAATAATTAATAGCTTCTGCATAAGATTCACTTTGTTCTTTCGAAAAATCATTCATTATATCTTCATTAATTGCACTAAATACTAATTTTGATTCAATAAATTCTAAATTTTGTTTATTACTCCAAGAAGCAAAAGCATCTTCTAATGATGCTATTTTATTAATATTTTTAACATAATCAAAAAAAGATTTTTTCAAAGTATCAATAGTTGCTACTTCCATTCTATCTTTTTCTTCTAATTCAGATTCTTCTCCTAATACATCAGAACCCAAATCTTCTTCAGGTTCTTCTTCAGATTTTAATAATTTATCAAAATTTATTTCTTCTGAAGATTGCCCAAATCCTTCATCTGTTTTAGTAAGATCTTCTAATTCTTCAGCTATTTTTTGTAAATCTATATTATTATCTGAAGCTGCGACAGGTAAAGGTTGTGGAGCTGTTTCTTGGGTTTTTTCTTTTATTGGTGTTGGTTTTCTAATTCCAGCCTTCATTTCTCCAATTTCTTTTACTTTAATAGCTACTTCTGGTGAAACCTGCATTTGTGTTTTTTGTTTTAATAAATTTGCATCTCCCGATAATACTGCTGCTTCTGCAATATCAGATATTTTATTTCTATCCAATTTTGTATTATTTGTTTGTTCAAATTCTTTAATTTTTTTAGAAATTACTGTTAACCATTTTTTTAGTGGATTATATAAATTATCTGATTTTATCCATTCTTGTCCCTGTTGTGGTTGACTACCTGTTATAAATTCTACAAATTTTGTAGCAATAGTTGTACCTATCCCATTTTCATCCATTGTTCCCTCTGTTCCACCAGGAGTAGTTGGGATGAAATCTACATTACCAACAGCTAATTCTGCTTCCCTTATTTTAATGGGAAGATCTGGAGATATTAATTTTTGCAAAGCTATATTAATATTATTAGCTTTTTTTAAGAGTTCTTGGTCTAAAGATTGCATCGCAATTTCTCCTCGTTCTTCTTTGGATTTATATGTAATATGAACCTGTAATTCATTTTGAAATGCTCTATCAGTATGATATTTCTCTTTATAATCTTTTATTAATTGTAAAACGTGTTTCTTTGTATCTATTTTTGTAGATTCAATTTTAACACCATTTTCATATACATCAAAAAAATACCCAACACCTACTGTAGCACCAGGCTTCACCTTTCTAATAAAGATATCTGTACCCGCTCCAGAATAAGAAACAGACATTATTTACTCCCCATAGATTCTTCTGTTTGAGTAAGAATTTGTTCCAATTTATCCATCGCTATATCACCTTGTTGGATAAATCTAATTCTTCCTTGTTTTGTTACTACTTTCTCATGTGTAGTAAGATCATTTATATTTCCTAATTTAACATCAATAGGAAACGTTATATAATTTCCTATTCTATCTGGATTCATTATTGGTGTAATAACATTTGAATATTTTTGTATTGATTTAACAATTGCATCTAATATTTCTGCTTTACCATATTCATTAATAATATTATCTATCGTATAATTACCAATATTAAATTTAAAACGTTTAATGATCTCTCCTTTAGTACCATTTATATCTTTATAAATAATATATTGTCCTTCAAACACTCCATTTGGATTTAAATAAATACCTGTTTCAATAATATAACCAGAAGTAATTTGTTCTTTATCTTCTATTTGTTCTATTGTTGTTTGATTATATAATTTATTTGATAATAAATTTTTTTCATCTTCTAACTTTTCAACTTCTATTGATGTCTCTAATATTAAATTGTTTAGATTAGAATCTATAGATCTTTTTGATTCATTTAATTTATTTATTGCATATTCTTTAATAATAGGTTCAATAGATTCTTTTTCTGATTCTAATTCTCCACCACTTAAATATTGAAAATATGTTCCTTTTTTACCAATTAATAAAAGATAAGCATTAAAATCTTCTAAGATAGAAGGATCATTTAATCTAGGTGTTTGATCAAATTTAAAAGATGAATATAAATTTGAGTAATCAGCCTCATTTATTTTCTTTAATGATTCTAATCTCTTTTCTTTTTCATAATTATTTTTATTAATTTCTTTTAATTTAAAATTTATTTCTTTTATTCTTTTATCTATAGCATCTATATTTATTTGTTTTTTTGTTGATTCAGTATCAATCCCAATTTTAATTATATCTTGATTAGAAGACATTTTAGTAAAATCTATTTCTCGTAAAAATTCAAATTTTTCTTTTTCAAGTTCTCCTTGTATTATCTCTTCTTCTTTTGTTTCTGGATTTATTTTTTTCTGAAACTGTAAAATAGTAGGATCTAATAATGTTTCTGGATCAAATGACTTAATTTCTTGTACTGTCATATCAAAACTAGAAAACATCTCAGATAATATATTTTCATCTAATGTTTTATCACTTAATGAAATATCACCCAAATTTTCAGTTTGATCGTTTAGAATCATTCTATCTTCTAATTGGTTAAATATACCTTGTTTTTGAAATGAATTAATATCAGTACTTCTTGCAAATTCTGTTACTGTATGAATAACTAAAGAAAATTTAATATCTTCTGGATTAGAAAGAATATCTCCCTTTTCTGAACGATATTTAGTAACAGCTTCTTTTGTTTCAGAACCTCTTTTATTACCAACAAATTTTTTATGTTTCTCAACAAATCTTTCTTCTTTAAAAAATACTGGTCTATTTGATTTAAATGTTTTTGGAGTTATAATTGCATCTATTATTAATATAACAAAATTTGGATTATTCTTTTTTAAACCCTCAAATATAGTATCATAAAAAGAAGCTGAAATTTCTGGTCCTATTTTTCCTTCTAATAAATCAGAGAAAAAATTTGGGTTTTTTGTAAGAAATTTTCTTATAATAAATGAATTAGCTTCATGCATACCAACAGCTTTTGCTATTTCAGAAACTGTTTTTAGTGGAGTCATTTGATTTAAAGTATTTAAACCAATTGGAAAATACATCTTTCCAATAGAAGAAATATAATCATAAACAGATTCTTCTCTTTTTGCTAAAACATATACCATATTAGCTGTTCCATATTCAGCCTTATAAATAGGAATTAATGGGTTAAATTCTGGTTTTGATGGATTTGCTACATCTTGTATTTTATTTACAATATATCTAATTACTTCAGTATTTTTTTCCATTATTGGAAATGCAAACCAAGCAAGTTCTCCTGACATTTCTTTTGTAGCAGGAGATTTAACATCTTTTGTTCTTTGAAAATTAATTTTAAATCTACTAAACTCATTTTTTTGTCGATCATATGCAATAGAATATGGTTTTCCTGTATAAGGATTAATTTCATCTCTATTTAATTCTTCAGGAACAATAAAACTTTTAACTATTTCACGAATTTTATCTGATATAGGTTTATTATATCCTTTTACATCAGCAATAATTTGATTATCTTTAACTTCAATATTAGTTATTGATGAAAGTTGATTTTTTAAAGCTTCGGCAAGATCATTAATATTCTTTTTAACAGGAGTATTTTCTTTTCCTTCATAACCCAAAACAGGAAAAGAACCCGGAGAAAAAGATATTGTCATATCTTCCCCTGTTGTTTGTCTACGTAATTCAGCCATTAGATCATTCCTTCTAATCTTGATAATAATGAATCAAATTGATTAATTAATCGTTTTTTATCTTGAATTGTTCTAGCTTCTCTTATCTGATTATGAATAGTTCCCATAATTCTACAAATAACCTGTACGTTTGTATCTTCAGCAGCAACTTTTAATAAACGACCTGGTATTAATTCAGAAATAGAATCAATAACATAAGCAGTATCACATGCTGGAGAAGTTACAACACTTTGCTCATAAAACTCCATTCCTCTTAATAATTCAGCTGCCTTTTTACCTTTAACTCTACCACCTCTATTATGTTTTAAACAATTACAAAAATCAGAATCTTTATAAATTTCCTTACCACACACAGTACATACACTACTTTTAATTGAACATCCCATACTAGTTCCTATACGAGTAGGATATGTTTGAAGAGTTCTTGCAATACCAGGACTCTTTTGTTTATCAATTCCAAATAATAATACTACATGCATATCCTCATAAGGTTCCATAATAATAGTTGAATCAAAAGCTAAACCAATAGCTGCCTCTGGATTTTGACTATTATGATTTAAAAAGATACCAGCTGTTCTAAATGTTAGATAACGAGATATTTTTCTTGTTGGGTGTTCTTCAATTATTTCATCATAATTGAATAAATCTGCATTTTTATTTACTGCATGTTCCCATAATGCTTTTTTATCAAGAGTACCATGATAATCTCCAAAATCCAATGCTCTACAAGTACAATAAGTAAAATTTTCAACAGTAGGTGCAATATAATATTCTTTAGAATTTTCTTCTAGAATCGATGCTATCTTTTCTTTTTCTTTCTTATTAAATTCTGTAAATAACTTAACAGCTGACACTGGTACTTTTAAAGTATTAAGCATAATTTTTCTCCATAAGATAATACCCAGCATCAAAAATTGTATATAATTTTTTACCTTTTTTAATTGTTGTTGATACTGGTTCTAGTAATTTAGAAACATTAAATCCAAGTTCTTTCAGTATTATTTTATCATTAAATCTAAGATCAACAATTGTTTGTAATTTTATTTGTTTATATTGATTTTCAACAAAAGTTAATACATTAGAAAAATAATTTTTATTCCCAATAAAATATATAGTATATAATTCATTATAGTTTTTATCTATAATACCACAACATATTAATATATTATTATAATATATTCCCATTACTTTGTTAGTTTTTGATACATGTAAATTATCAAATCTACCACAAATTTTACATTTTTTTAATTTAATCGCCATAATAATCTCTTAAATTAGTCTTCTTCTTTGTAAAAGAGAAGATATAACTATTCTTGTTGTATCAATTAACATAGGATTAATTGATTTTATTTCTGATTCAGTATTGTTTAACAATGAATCAAAAATAGTATCTATAGATTTTTTTGATACTGTATTTGATTCCTTTAAATAATTATTAAGATTATTTAATAATTTATCCTCATTTAAATCTAATCCATCAGGAAATGACATATCAAATAATCTTTCTGCTTCTACATCATTAAGATTAAATTTTTCTTTAGAAAAATCAATTAATTGTTGTTTATCCATATCAGTTTGATTTCTTAAATAAACAACAATTTCTTTCTCTTTATTATCAGTCATACCCCTAAAACGGTATGCATATACTGATTTAAGATATTCATTATTTCTTTTATTTACTAAAGAGCCGATTCTTCTTTTTATATATGCTTTATAATCCATTATGCTTCTACTGGTTGTTGTTCCTGTTGAACTGGTTGTTGTTCCTGTTGAGGAACTTGTCCTTCAGCAGGAGCAGTTTGTTCTTTAGGTATTTGACCATTCATTTGATCAATTAATGGTTTAAATCTTGTATCATTCTGAATTTCATCAGCAAGAGCTGTTATTTGAGCAGATAATCCTTCAGTAGATGCTTTAGCTTCTTCTTCTCCACCCGTTGGATTTCCTGCTACTTCTTTTGCTGCAGCACTGTTTTGTTCTACTAAATTATTTAATTGATCTAATTTCTTTTTAAATTCCTCTTCAATATCCTTAGAAACTAGGGGTTGTTGCTCTTGAGTTTCTGGTGTTTCTTGAGCGGGTTGTCCTGCTGGTTGAGCGGGTTGTCCTGCTGGTTGGGCGGGTTGTTCTGCTGGTTGGGCGGGTTGTTCTGCTGATTGGGCGGGTTGTCCAGTATTTGGATCAACTTGTGCAGAATTTGCAACAATTGGTTGTCCAGTATTTGGATCAATTTCTCCAACAGCATTTTTAAATCTAAATACAGCATAATCTTCGTTCATAGAAATATGAACTGAATCTGCTTCCATTATTCTTTTTATAGAAGCTATTTTTTCAATAACACCAAAAACAGATGCATTTACACCTGCTTCAGTTAAATCTTCTTTAGCTTGTTGAAAAGTATAATCTGGATTAGTTTTTCTCATTTGTGAAAGATATGTTGAAATCATCCTAGCAAATTGAGGATTTTCTTTATAAAGTTTGGCATCCATATTATTTTTAGCATATTCTAAAGCTTTTTTCTTATTTTCATCCTCTGCTATACTAGTTTTCATTGCATTATCTATTATAAAACCACCAAGAATTAATGCCCATTTTCCTAATCCTTCCATTCCAGCTGCTTGTGTTCCCATAACTGCTGCCATAGTAAGTGGTCCACCATATCTACCAGCTAAGAAAGGAACTAAACCATTATCAAATAAATTCCATTCTTTACCTTGGGCTTTAGCTAACATAATAGAACCAAGAACACTTGCTCCACCAGTTAAATTAGGAAATTGTCCAGTTATACCATAAATTGGTTTAGCTACATTCATAACTGTACCCATTATTCCACCACCAGAATCTGATGCTGGTGCTCCAGCTAATGCACTTTCCCCACCAGTTGCACCACCACCAAAAAGACCTCCTCCTCCACCAAATGGCATTGGAAATTGATCTCCCGCAGCAAATTTTGAAGTTAATTTATAACTTACTTTCTCGTTTTTTAAATAAGCTACTTTAAATTGTTCTGGTGTGACTTCAATTTTAATACCGTTAATTCCATCAATATTATTTTGTTCTGCTATTTTTTCTATTTTTGATTCTAAAGCATTATATAAATCTGATCCTTTTCTTACTAAAATAGTTTCAGAATTCAATTGAACTATATCATTAGATACTTTATAATCTCCTTTAGGAACATTTATTGTATTTTGATCGGAGTTATTCCCACTAAGAATTTCTTTAATTTTATCTATTGCTTCAGAACCAACATTTATAATTTTTTTAACAATATTTAAATCCATAGCTAATTCTGCATCTGTATTTGCTATTATTTGTTCTATTCTTGGATCTGAAATTAATTTATCAAAAAAATCTATTATTCCTTGTATTTCAAATGCTTCTTTAGTTATTGAAGCAGCTTTTTGTTCAATTTGTTGAGTCTCAGAAGAAGATTCATTACCAAATATGTCAGAAAATAAATTTTTATTATTTCTATAAAAATTATATAATTTTAATATAATATTAGCAGCTTTTATAAAAGGATATGCTTGTGGAGCCACAAATTTTGATCCTAATGAAGCAACTCCTAAACCCTTTGATGCTAAATCTAAAGCATCTGCTTCTTTTAATTCTCTTTCGGCAGATAATCTATAATAAAAATCTTGTAAATCTTGTTTTGCTTGAGCTACATTTGCTGGTGGATTCTCCATATTTCCTGGACTTGTTTCTGCTTGTGTTCCTTGAAACGGATATGGTCTTTGAGTACCTGATTCAAAAACACTAGCCATAGGAACCCATTGTTTACTATTAGTTTGAGTGTTCCACACTTGAACATTTTGTGCTTGTGGATCAATAGCTCCCTCAAAAACTACTGGAATAAGTTGACCAGCACCACCTTCAGTTTGTGTAAATAAATCAGCACCTTGACCCCTCATCTGTGGTTTCCATGTTGCCGTTTCTGTTCCAGTTGATTGTTGCCCTGTTTGTTGTTGTCCTGTTTGCTGTACTTGTTGTGCTTGTTGAACAGCATTCATAGCCATTGAACCAGGATTTAGTACTTCATTTACTCCAGTAGGAGTATTAGTTAATGCTTGTTGTGCTCCTTGTTGTACAAAATTAGTAGCAGGATTTTGTACACCTCCTAAAGGATCATTCTGTAACATTTGAATATATTCTTGATTTGTTAAAGCATATTTAACAATACCAATATCTGGTTTCAAAACTATATTAACAGATTTTACTTGGTCAATATTTGATTTTTTAGCTATATCAGATAATATATTATTTAAACTTTTATGATCTTCTTTACCAAGTTTTACAATTTTCATAGGAACCTCATTACATCAATTTATTAAAAATATTAACATATGTTTCATCTAATTTATGTGGATAATCAATCCAGAGCTTAAGATTATCAGTAAAGAAAATTTTTGTTTTTTGCCCCTCTTTGTTTAAACAAATACCATCAGAATTCCAAATCTTTCCTGATTTTAATTTTTCATTGATACTTGCTTCTTTTTCTATTCCATCTATAAGTTTCCAACCAATGATTTTAGAATCATTATCAGAAACAGGAGTAATATATTTAAATACACTATATGTATCTATTTCTTGTCTAGATAAATTAAATGCTGTTTTATCAAAAGATTTACTTAATAATTTATCTAAATATTCATCATATACATCTATGTGTCTTATTAAATTATCTACAAGTGGCTTATCTCCAGTACCTAACCAATGGGCTAAGTATAAATCTCTATCTTTATTAAAGATAGCTAAATTACCCTGTTTTTTAAGTTTTTCTTGCATTAAAGCAGAAGCTACAGCAGATTTTTGCATTTCTATATTAATACCTGTAAATTCTTTTTCTGCTGCTTTTTTAAAAGAATCTTCCCATGCTTTAGCATTAGTTATATCATCAATAAAAGTTATAGAATCATATTTACGTTTAATAAGTTTTCCAACTTTACTAATATAATTAGTCATTGATGGTATAAATTCAATAGGACAATTATTAATTTTAATACCATTAACAGCAAAATCTTTATATCGAGCTATATGAGGATCTAAAGTACTTTCGATATCTTCTTCGTTTTCTATACATGCATTAAATAATGCAATATCACCTTGAGGAGATACAATTGAAGCTAAATTATGTCTATGACTTAATAAAGTATTAATATCATATCTTAATCCATCATTTTCAATAACATTAGCTATTCTAACCCTGTTAATACCTTGTTCTTGATAACCTTTTAATTGACCATAAGCAAAACAAGTATTACTTATATTTCTTAAATTACTAAATAAATCTTCTTTTTCAAGACCAGATTTACATAATTGTTCTATCCAATTTTTAAATTCTTCAATTAAAACCAAATCAGAAAAATCTTTTATTTCATTTGAATATCTAGAAGTATGAATTGGTAAAAAATTTGTTAATTCATATGCACTTAATTTACCTTGAATATATAATTTAGATAAAACAACATTAACATCTTCCAAAGAAGATAAAATTTCATTAATAAAGTTTCCATTACTTCGTTTATGAATAGTAGCTAATTTATCATTATATGTAGTAAATAAAGTAATAACTTCTTTTGATAAATTATCTGATTTAAGATTTTTTAACCAATGTTTTTCATCAACAGAAAATAAATCTTTTGATAATTCTAAAGCCATTTTTATTTCATCATCTTCAGTAATTTTTCCATATTTAACTAAATCTTGCTTTGTAAATTCTCCATCAGGAATAAATTCTCTTTCTTTCTCTTGTACAACTTCTTCTTCTTTTTTAGAACCCTTCTTTATTTTATCCATAATTCTTGAAGCAATACCTGGAGGAGGTGGAGCACCAGCACCACCAGCACCACCGGCTGCGGGTGGAGGAGATATAGTTAATCCAAATTTTTCTTCTAATTCTTTTTGTTTTTCTTTATTAGATAATTCATCATCTAATGTTAATCCCATTGCCATTAATAAAGTAAGAACACTAATGGGACCTTTACCTTGTGCGTATACATTATTAAGAAAGGTTAGATATTGAGAATCATCTCTCATAGCTAACTTCTTATCCCAAATAAGTTCTGGAAGAATTAATCTTTTACGTAATTCCTCTTTACTTCTACCAACTCTAAATTGACCTGTTATTTCTCTAGCATCACGAGTATACCAACCATTTCTTTCTGCCATGATTCTAAAAAATTTATCTCTAATCCATCTAAGTTCAAATAGATCTCTTTTAGCTCTGTAACGAGCCAATTGAGTTTGTAAACCAACATTAGCAGCAGCATATGTAGTACCTGATGTTAAGAACTCTTTACTTACACCCAAGGCAATGAATTTCATTTCATCAATTTGAGTCCACTCTTTATCTAATTTTAAAATTTTATCTGCAACAGTTATATATTCAACTTCCAAACCATAATGATATATTAAAGAAAAATTAGGATCAAAGTTTGCTTGTTGAAGCATTTGAGCTAATGCTTTTTGATGATTAGCATTAGGTATCCATCCTCTCTGTTTATCACCCAATTTAAATAATTTTAAAGGATAAATAAAATTATCAGCAATTGTTATTTGAGATTCTCTTAGTTTATCTTGATATTGTAAAACTCTGAATAATCTACGAATCATAGAAGTTCCTCTAATATCATAAGGATTACTTCTACGAGCAATATGAGTAATTTCATCTGGATTTAAAATTATATTTCTACCAGTTAAAACACGTTTTACAACATCGGCTGGTAAACGTTTTTTCAATCTTTGATCTTCTGGTCTTGTTGAATATATTAATGATCGTAATTCTTGATCAGGAGTTAATTCTATAACAGATTCTTGATCTGCAAAAGGACTATATTTAACTTCCATATAATCAGGATTGTGAATAACAATATTATCCCACATTCCCAAAGAATCATTCCAATGATTATTTATAAATACTTCCCCAACTTTCATATATTCAAGATCTATAAGAGGAAGCATTGAAAAAAAGTTTGTTCTATCCAAACAATCTTCTATTTCTCTTTGTATAATAGGATCTTTTACTTTTATTCTTGCTTTTGAATAAGGTAATTCAGCATGGACATCTAAAACAGCACCAACTACTTCATCGTGATCATAAAACCAACGACACCATCTATTATTTCGTTTTATATCTTTAGGTAAAAAGATAGCAGTTGTTGTTATTTCTGGATCATAAAAACGCCTTGAAGGGTTTCTTAAAATATTTGATGATGGATTCATTCCTAAAAAGGAAGATGTATTTACAGTTCCAGAATAAGGATTACTAGCACCTGTTTTATCTTTTTCAAATTGTTTTTGATCTGCTTCAGCATAATGAGAACCAAACATTGCTCCTGGAAACATTTCATCAAAATTTGTAAATAAATCGCCTTCTTTTTTTATTTCATCTGACATGACTTACCTATTATTTAATAAATTATCAATTATATCTAATTGAGACAATCTTTCAGTTTCTTGAGCTTGTTTTCGTAATTCAGTTGTCATTTCTAATAAATTAGCTAATTTTATTAATTCATCTAAAGATTCTGAATTAACCGGAGGTCTTGTAATGGGTCTTTTTAACTTTAATTTAGAATCTTCTTGTACTTGTTTAACCCAATCTGGTTTTTCTGTTGGTGTTCCTTGTGTTCCATAATCAAAAGCAGTTTGTTTATGTCCAACAAATTCTTTATATTTACCTGGATTAATGTTTTTACCAAAATCTCTAGAATAATTTGTTTTATATAAAGAAGCCATTTCTGTTATATGATCTAATGATTCTCTATCAATAGCTGTTAATTTATCTCTAGCATAGAGCATTTTAAATAACAATTCTTTATCAACTTGTTCTTCTTGAGCTTTTCTAATAACATCGAATTGTTTGAATTTATCATCCATATCAACAGCTATTTTCTTATAATACTCATATTCACCTGGAAAAGATTCTGCAGTTTGAATAGCAGCCAATACAAATTCTATAGTATGGTTTCTTTCTTTTTCATCTATCAAATCAACTTCTTCATTAACTCTATAAAATTCTTTTATAGATTTTTTTATGTTTCCAATTTTAGTATTTAAAGCATCATGATTATGAATTTGATCTCTCAATTGTTGAGTTAGTTTGGATTTTTCACCAATATCTTGAGTTGAATCTATTTGTTCTCTAATAGAGTTTAATAAAGAAATATTATCTTCAAATTGTACTTCTAAATTTTTTAATTCTTCTTCAAATTTAAATCTAGTTTCATTATTTTTATCATTATAATAATTCTTATAACCAATCGTTAATTTATTTAATTTTGAAAGAGCAGAGTCTATTATTCTAATTCTTTGTGGATCAGATTTAACAATATTATTTTCTTTAAATTTATTAAGTATATCTATAAAAGTGTTAAAATCACTTGCTATATCATAACGCAAATTAGTAATTTGTTTATTTCTAGAAGTTTCAGACATTATAGTTGCTAAAGAATCTGTAGATGTTCTTGACATATAAGAATATAAACTATTCTTCTGATTAATAGAAGACTTTTCATCTTCAGATAAATTAACAAAATTTGGTCTAAATCCAAAAGAATCTTTTGGATTAAAAGTTCTTGTTTCGTTCTTTCTGGCTGATGCTAAAGATTTTAAACAAGAAATTACAGTATTATTCCATTCTTTTACTATATTATAAAAATTCCATTTAGATTGACTCCAACCAACATCCTGATTAAAATTATCTCTTTTTCTAGTTCTCATATGATAATCTTTTTTCTGACTAGCAGCACTACCAGAAAATTCATAATCATGAAATAATACATTAGTCATATCACCAATAACATCAACAACCATTGTTTTTTGCGGATTAAATTCATTATTAATTCTAGTTGCTACTAATTCTCTTGAACTATCATTTTCAATACCAATATCTTCAGTTAAATCCTTATTTAAAATTTCTTGTTGTTGTGAAATTAAAGCTGATAATGAATCTTCATTAACTGCTTTATTTAAGTGATTTTTTAAAGGAACAATAGAATGTTCAATAGTAAGAACAGTATCTTTTAAACTTTTAGCTGATTTATTAATTGTTTCTTCAAAAAAAGTAGTATTTATTATAGATTTAAATCTAGGAATTTCATTAAATAAAGAAATAATACTTTTATATGTATTAATATCAGAACGACCTTCTGGTGCTTCTCTTTTTATAGTTTCTAAAGCTGACTTTAATAATTCCGCTCCTTGAAGTTGTTCTGAATAAGATTCATAATTATTTCCATAAGCCTTAATTAAACCATCAGACATTAAATTACGAATACTACCTAAAGCAGCATTGTATTGTTTTAGCAAATTAAGGCTATTATCAGATAATGAACTTTTTTCAGATAATTTTAAAATTTGTTTTATATGTTTATTAAAAGAATCAAGCATATTCTTTGTATAAGAAATATCTTCTAATATATCAGAATATTTCGAAACTTTTTCTGGTTTTGTATCTAATAAAGTATCCATTAAACGACTTGTATTTTGTCTTATATGTTTATATGGTTCTAATATATCGGTTTTTTTACCAAATTCATTTTTATTCTTTTCAATAATAGTTAAAATTTCTTTGTTTTTAAATAAAGATCCATAGTTCTCTTCAGCTATTTTCATAGCATTTAAGAATCCTGTTATTCTTTTTTGAGTAGATCTTAAATATTCTACATCTTTTAATTTTAATTGTTTTTCATTTTGAGCGATTATTTTATTTAATTGCCCATAAATAGAACTAAATATTCCAGTTTTAGGACTATTAAAATCTTCTAAAATAGCTTTATATCTGTTTTTTTGATTTTCCACATGAGTTTGTATTACTTGATAACGAGTAATAATATCATTTATTTTAGCTATAATCATTTCTAAAATTGCTTTTGAAGCAATTTTATTAGCATCATTTTCAGCTATATTTTTATCTAATACATTAAATAAATCATCTTTTGTATAATTAAACATTTCATCAGAAATATTACTAACATCTTTATTAACAATACCACTCAAAATATCTACCATTGAACCAGCATGTTGTTCACTAGATAATTCTGGAAAATATACATCTTTAGAAGCATATAAACCAAGTCTAATCAAAAATGAATGACCAAATTCTCCTAATTCAGTTGTTACATTAGTTAATAAATCATAATCTTGTATAGTTAAATCAGCCCCAGGACTTAATAATTTTAATAATTCATCACTTTTTTTAATAATATCTTCATAATTAATTATTAATTTTTCTATTTGTTCTGTTTTCCAATCTAAATCTTGAATATAATAAGAACGTTCAATCTTTTTTTGAATAAGATCTTTACTTTCTAAATACTTTTTATTCATTTCATTACGAATATTACTAGTATCTTCACCAACTGATTCTTTTTGTTTAAATTGCTCATTTAAATCATTAAACTCAGCCATAATTTGATTATTTATTTTATCCAGTGATGCAAAATATTCAGGCTGTTCTTTATGTGCTTTATCAGACCATTCTTTATATCGTTCAAGTTGGTGTTTTGCTCCACCACTTTCTAATGTAGCTTGTGTACCCTTTTCACCTGATCCAGCTCCAATTATATCTAATCCTTTTGCAGATGAAGTACCACCTGTTTCTAAATATTCAGTTGTTTTTCTTTTTAAATTATATAAAGAATCCTTAAGAAATTTTTTAATACCTGGTCTATCTAAACCCACATATTTACCTTCGGCAGTAGAAACAAATAATTTCGGATATTTTTGAGTAAATTTTAAAAAATTTTCTTTTGTTGGGTTCTTTTTTAATAATTGAAAATCAGTAATCATAGTTATTTTAGAATTTTGCTTTTGTTCTAAATCTCTTTCATCTAAAGTATATTGAGGAACATTAACACTCATTAAAGGACTTGATTTTGTTTCTTCAGAAGTTTCTTTTAAAGTAACTTCTTTAGAAATATCTTTCTTTTGTACTAAATTATATCCAAATGTATCTGATAGTGTTTTAAGTCTATTATTTAATAATTCAATATTTTTATTACTAAAATCAAAAAAAACACCATTATAATTTAAAGTTTGACCTGGTTCTGATAAACCAAACCAATAATCCATCCAAGTATCTAGATTATATCCAGATAAAGAAAAATTATAATAATCTTCACCTGTTTCAATAGTTTGTGCTTCTTGAGGAGCATCTGCTGCTGTTTTTATTTTAATAAATTCTTCAGCAATAATAGTAGCAAGTTTATCTGGATCAGTAATTCCAATTTCTCCTAATTTATAAGCATATTTTACTACAGAATTTATAAAATATTCTTCTTGAGCAGCATCTAATAATATTTGGAGATCTTCTTCATTAGTAGAAGAAAATTTAAAATCATTCATAATTTCTATACCTGATTTTGAACTAAGTTGATATTCTTCTGTCTTAATGTTTCGTCTAATTGAGGTGCGGTTTCTTTTGATACTGTAATAGGTGGTTCTGTTGTTTTTTCATCTTTAACACTAATATTACCTTCTGTATCTTTAGATACTTGTAATTTTGTATTATCGGGACCAGTAGCTTCAGAAATTTCTCCTGGATTTAAATTTCCAACATTTTTTTGAACAATTCCTAAATCTATAGCCATTTTAGAAAGAACATCATAAATAGCTTGATGAAGTATAAGATCTTCTTCAATAGCTTCAGATTTATTTGTATCAACTTTTATAACCATATAATGTGGTTCTACTTTTGTATTTTTTGGATCATTTCCAATCATATAAGATATAAAATCTAATCTTTTAGTAGGATCTTGTTCAATATCATCTATTTTATTAATAATATCTGTTACTGTAAAAACAGCATTGTCTTTATCTTCACCAGAAAATGTTGGTATTAATTTTATTGAATCACCAACTTTAAGAGGAGCACCCGTTGCATCTGTTGTTTCTGTTTTTTTATAAGTATCACTATGTTCTACTTTTTCTTTTTCTTCTTTAGTTAAATTAGATTGTTCAATAATTTTATCACCATAAGATTCTAACCATAATTTAAAAAATGCTGGTAAAACTAATGTTCCAAATAAAGTATAATCTTCTTGTAATAATTCTATAGCTATCTTAATCAAAGAATCTTCATTGCTATGTCTTTTATGTTTTTGTATACGAATATCAACTGGTTCTTCTTCCTCTTCAATATAATCTACATCTTCTCCACCCTCTTCTTCAGGAAGACCCATTGCTTTATCAACAATAGATTGATCAACAAATTTACTTTTATTAAGAGATTTAGTAGTTATACCACTAAGTTCTTTAGAAGTGGGTGTAGGTAATGCATTTAATTCGTCTTGAGGAACAGTTAATCTTTTTTTCTTTCCTTTGTCCTTCATTTCTTGAAGTTCTTTCTTTTTTTGTGTTTGAGATTCTTCTCTTAATTTAGAAATTTGTTCGTCAGTTATATCTTCTTTTTTTAAAGATGTATCTGTTCCAACAAAATCTAAACCAGATTCTGTCTGTAAATAATTTTCAATACATTTTTTAATATAGTCAGCAGTATATTTTAATGGATCATAAGTATTTTTATGAAATGGATCTGTTTCTGATTTTGATTCTTTTGCTTTTTTAAATAAATCAATTAATCTACTAAAAGCACTTGGATATTTATTAATATTTTTTAAAAAAGTAATAAAAGTTCTATATATTACTTTTTTTTGTGGTGTAGTATAAGAAGAACTAGTAGATATATCCTCAAAACTAGCTATTTTCAAATTATATAATAAAGAATTATAATTAATCATTTAATTACCTCAAAACATTTTTCATTATATCTTTAATTTGATCTGAACCAAATTCATGAGCATCATCTTGAAAATGATCTGAAACAAATTTATCTAATTCTTCTGGATTATCTTTTAATAAATCAATTTTTATAACTGATGGACCTTCTTCAGAAACATCATTCAAATCAATTGTTTTTAAAATACCATTTTCAGGTTTTTCTTCACTTTCTGTATTAGTAATATGAAGCATATCTTTAATTGCTTGTAATTCTTCTGGACTTATCTTTTTAACCATGTCTTCTGGAGCCATGTCTTTAATTTCTTCCAAGAAAGTATTAACTTCAGTTAAAAATTCTTCTTCATCGGAGTTTTCTTCAGATTCTTCTTTTTCTGGTGTTTCTTCTAAATTAGAATCTTCCTCTTTTTCAGAAGTTTCTTCGGGTTTTTCTTCAGAATCTTCTTCAGAATCTTCTTCAGAGTCTTCCTCTTTTTCAGACTCTTTTTCATCAAGAGCAGCTTGTTTAAAAGAATCTTCAATAGCAAAACTTTTTCCTTTATTAAAAACAAGTTTTGTTGGATGATTATTATAATACCCTTTTGAAAAATCATCAGTAATTTGTAAAAAGATATCTATATTTCCATCTAATGGGTAAAAAATAACATTTTCAGCTATTTTAACTTGCATTGATGGGTGTTCTGCTCCAAATAATTGAGCAGCTACTCTTTCAAATGGCTGCAAATTAGTAAAAGCATATTGTCCCTGTCCTTTTGAATTTGTTCTAATCCATCTAGCCAAGTCATATTTTGATATATCTTCTCTCGTCAATGATACGATAGCTTTCTTTGAATTGATTTTTATTATTTCAGCCATATAAATACCTCTATTAATCTAATTAAACAATGAGTTTATAATAAATATGTCGTAAATTTGTTAAATTTTAATAGTATTTAAGAAAGTTATAAGATAATTTTCTCTTGACTTTCCCTAATTTATGTAATATATTAATTAATTATACTTATTTCTTAAAAAGGTAAAAGAATGCCCCAAAATAAACCAAAAAAATCAAAAAGAGTTGTAATTAAAGAAGAATTAGTAGAATTAACAGGAGATTGGTTATCTGCTCTTATCCTTAATCAAATGATGTATTGGTCTGAAAGAGTATATGATGTTAATAATTATTTAAAAGAGGAAAATGATAGAAGAATAAAAAATAATCTAAAAGAACTAGATAATGATATAGAAAGTTTAAAATCTGGTTGGATTTATAAAAAAGCAGAAGATCTTATTAAAGAACTAATGATTGATTTCTCAAGAAATACTATACACAGAAAAATGAACATTTTATTAAAAAATGAATATATATTAAGAAGAAAAAATCCTAAGTATAAATGGGACAAAACATATCAATATAGAATTAATAATTTAAAAATACAGGAAGATCTATTTAAATTGGGTTATTCTATAAATGGTGAAGCACTTACGAATGTTCCCAGTGAACCTACAAAAGACCAGGAAGCACTTATGAAGGACTATAATGAACCAGCAATACCAGAGATTACTATAAAGACTACTAAAGAGATTACATCAAAGATTTTTGTGCCAAAGGCAGAAGACTCTGGGATCGACACTACCTTAGAAAATTCTTGTAAAGATGAAATTAACTTAGAAAATACTAATATAACTCAAAAATTCATTTCTGTACAAAAACTTGATTTTGATCAGAAATATTTAGAATACTATGAGTTTTTAAAACAGATGACTAGAATTGAACTTGCAAGCGGTCATTTAGTGAAATACAAAGAAAAGTGGATAGCTAAAGCTTATTTAGAAATGAGAGAAGAATATGGAGTAGATTTATTAGTTCAAGGAATTATTAATTTAAAAAAACAATATGATAACAAGATTTTTTCATTTTTTACTAAAAGATTATTAGTACAATTTATAACAAAAAATAAAAAAGCTGAAGTTAATATTACCGAAGGTAATATACATTATAAATGTATGTGTAATTATGAAATTGATTTAGATAAAGAAGATGTTTGTCCAAAATGTTCTCGTACTGTTGATTTTAATTTAATAGATAAAGCCACTTTAAAGAAAAATTGTGCTTGACACTTAAAATAAATAATATTATATTAAATAATGACACAAGATTCTTATATAAAAATTCATAATAAATTTAAACAATGGTGTATTGATACTTTTGGAGAAAATGATTATAGAAATATATATGATCTATATTCTAAAGTATTAGTATTTAAATTTCAAGCATCTTATGATTCTAATGGGAAATTAATAAAAAAAGCCGCATCTAAATCTTTAGATAATTTATTTCAATCTAGAGTTCAAAATATTACTAATTTATTGTCTGAAGAACATGGATTAAATAAATTATTAGAAGCAGCAAAATATACATTAGAACAACATAAAATTGGAGATCTTCCAGATAAATTTAAACAAATATCAAGTTTTACTAATTTTGTTAAAAATTTTAAATATAATCCAACTGAGGTTGTAATATCAGAAGTATGTATTCCAAAAAAATATAAAAAAGTTAGAGATACTTATGATGATAATTTCTATAATTTTAATTATGTTTGTTCTTGTGGTAATATATTTGATCCTTGGCAATTAGAGTGTTCTAAATGTAAAAAACAAATTGATTGGAGAAACAGAATAGATTAATGATATTATTTTTTAGTGATTCTCATGTGGGTTTAAGATCTCATTCAATACAGAATGAGGATGGTATTTATTCTGCAGAACAAGATAGCATGGTTGCTCTAAATGCTATTGCTGAACGACTATCTAAACCAGATATAGATATGTTAATATTTGGTGGAGATATGACACATACAAATAATCCAACTCCGCAAATTATAAATTTTTTGATAGGGTGGTTTCAAAAAATAAATACAATAGGGAAACCCTGCTATTTTATAACTGGAAATCATGATACAAGTATGTATGCACACAGTATTATTTATACAAATAATTTAAAATTAAATAATATTCATTTATGTGATAAATTAGATCCCATAGAATCTATATCATGGAATAATTGGAATATAAAATTTATACCTTATATTCCTAGTAAATCTTTAAAAGATAAAGATATCTTAATTGAAGACGCTTTAAATAAAGCAATTCAAACATCTTCTGATAAAACAATAATAGTATCTCATTTACAAGAAATTAGTTCACAAATTGGATCTGAAGGTAGAATGCTATCAAGAGGTGTTCCTCTTTTAGATAAAAATACAATTTCTTCTGATAAAAAATTTCTTTTCTTACTTGGTCATATTCATATGCATCAAATATATGGATCTCCTTCTGTTAAAGTAGTTTATTCTGGTTCTCCAACTTATATGGATGCTACAGATATTAATACTAAAAAAGGATATTGTCTTATTGATCATAATGGAGATATAAAATTTGAAGAAATAATTGGTATAAGAAGATTTATTAAATATTCTATACCAGATGATATAACACCTATTGATCATTTAAAAACAATGAGAATTTTATCAAATTCTGTTGTTTTTATTGATTATTTTTTTAATGAAAAAATAGATACAAATGAACTATATAAATTTTTTAAATCAAAAAATTGTTTAATTGGTTCTATTAAAAAAAGAACAAAAGCATCAAGTACAAATATAGATAATATATTTATTAATAATAAAAAAAGTCATCAAGATACTTTTATTGATTTTGTAAAAACAGGAGATTTTTCTATAGATAAAGAAAAATTAATAAAAAGAGGATTAGAGAGATTAGAAAGAGTTATTGAGGTTTCTAAATGAATATAAATTCTATTGAATTAGAAGGATATGGTTCTTATAAAGACTATACATATATTCCTATAAATAATGGTATTACTGGTATTATAGGTTCTTTTGATGGTAATTTAAATAAGTCTAATGGAGTTGGTAAAACTTCTATAGTTATGTCTATTTTGTATGCTTTATTTGGAGAAGGTGAAGCAGACACTATATCAGAGTTTATTAATGATGAATCTGAAGAAATGTATGTTCGTATTAAATACAAATTGAATGGAGTAGATTATACTGTTGAAAGGGGTATAAGGAAAAAAACATCCTATTTAGAATGTTATATGAATAATGATAAAAACAATAGATTGGGAGATAATATAAAAACCACTCAAGCAGCTATAATTAATACCATAGGTATGGATTATAATATGCTTACTGCATCTAATTTTTTTGAACAATCTGGTATGGATAAATTTATAAATACAGAACCAGGTATACGAAGAAATTATATTGATAAAGTTATTCAATTAGAAATTTGGAGAAAGG